TCAGGCGCGGCTGTACGAGTACACATTGGGCGATCCGCCGGTCATCCCGGCCATTGTGACCGGCCCGCCAAGCAACAGCGACGATGCGTTCATCGTTCTGCAATACCCGGTGGTCAACGGCAGTCAGCCGACAATCGGGCGGCGCTATTTCGAGGAAGGCGCGGCGCGGTTGGTCGTCAACGTTCGCCGCACTGCCGAGATGGATGCCGCACTGAGTATAGCGGACAACCTCGCCAGCATATTCCGGGGCAAGAAGTTTCACGGCATCGAGACGTTCGTCACTTCGTCGCCAATCGTCAATGACGTGTCGAACGACGGCAACTGGTTCAGCTTGAGCGTGATCATTCCGTATCGCTACCAGTTTGACGACTAACGCTTCCCGAACATCGACCTGAGTTCGAACGCCCGGCGGCCGCCCACCGTCGGGTTTTTCTATTCCGGCTGCGTGGGCGGCAGTCTGGGGCGCGTCGCAAGACGGCCATCCTCAACATAGGAGATGCGCCATCATGGGCGACATCCAAACCACCAGCGAAAGTCAATTCTTCATCTCCAACGCGGCTGCTGCGGCAACGGTGGACACCCTTGCCGAATACGAAGCTCTCACCTGGATCGAGATCGGTCTCACCGAAGATCTCGGTGAGTTGGGCGATACGTCGCCGCCGGTCAGCGGCACGGCAATCGCGGACGGTCGTGTGCGCAAGGTCAAGGGCGCGCGTGACGCCGGCACGCAGGCAGTGATCTGCTTCCACGATCCGCTCGATGTGGGACAGCAGGCTCTCATTGCCGCAGAAGCGACCAAGGACAATTATGCCTTCAAACTGGTCCTGAGCGATCAGCCTTCCGGGGGTAGTCCGACGACCCAGTATTACCGCGGCATGGTGATGTCGAAGACGATGCGGCTGGCCACTGCCGACAACATCATGCGCCGTGTGTTCAACATCGGCATCAACACAGCAATCATCGAAGAGCCCGCGAGCACGGTTTGATCCTCCTCGCGGAACGACTGGCGGGCGGCAGCAATGCCGCTCGCTTTCTTTTTGGTTCAACAGATCACAAAGGGTGTCATGAAATTAAGCGACCGCAAGATCGATCTACAGAAGCGCGAAGAGGGCGCGTGGGTGAAAGACATCCCCGAATGGATGGATCTCGAATTGAAGGTGCGCGGTTCTGGCAACAAGGACTGGGCGCGCATGGAGCAGAAGCTCATCGCGGCCGTGCCGCGTCAGCGCAGGGTCAACGGCCTGGAGGCTGAAGACCGGTTGCGCATCAACGGCATTCTCATCCGCGACTGCTCGCTGCTTGACTGGCGCGGCATCGAGAACGGTGACGGCCAGCCGGAGCCGTACAGCAGGGAAGCGGCGAACAAGTATCTTACCGACCCGCAATACGAACAATTCGTCTGGGCTTGCGTCTGGGCCGCAACCACCGTTGCCGAGCAGGGCAAGGAAGAGACTGAGGCCGACGCAAAAAACTGATTGCTGCCCTGCGATGGCAACATCAGTGGGGCAGCCAGATCGATCACTGGGAGTTCATGTCCAAGAAGGGACGTGAGGCGCCGGCAGAATTCTACAATCAGCCTGAAGTCGAACCGCATCTGGTTTGGTTGTGGGATGCGTTCTGGGAGTTGGGCACTGAACGCCAGCTCGGCATGTCGATCGGCCCAATCCCGGTGTCGAAGATCCGCGAGTATCTGCGCGACGAGCTCGAACTCGACGGGGTTGAGTTTGAGCGCGCCAAAACAATCATCCGCAAAGCCGATACGGCCTGGATTGGAATGCTGAACCGCATCAAGGATGACGAGCCGGAAATGGCCGAGCAGGTCAAGACGACGGATACCGAGGGCGTGAAGCGCGTCGTGCGCGGCCTCGGCGACCGGGCGACCAAGCGGAGAAAGTGACGCAATGGCAAATGTTGGCAACGTCGTCCGCTTGATCGCCATCAAGGGCACCCATGAGGGCGTCAACGAGGCGTCGGCGGCTGTTGCGAATCTCGCAAAGCAGTACGGCGGCGTTGCCGTCGAAACGGAGAAAGTATCCAAGGGTTCGATATCCGTTGAAACGGCCTGGAGGCGGCAGACGCTGGCGCTGGACGAGACAGCACGCGCGCAGGACAAGATGGCGCGTGCGACGAAAGTGGCGAACGACGCATTGGCCCAGGGACTGACCACACAAGCCGAAGTCACGCGGCATCTCGACCTGCAAGCTCAAAAGCTTGGCCTAGTCGATGCAGCCGCAAGGAAAATGATTACCGGCATGACGGCGGCGGGCGATGCCGGCGCGGTGGCAAGCCAGAAGATGGTTGCCGGCATGACGGCGGCGAGTGCGGCCGCCGAACAAGCCGCCAAGGCGGTCAGCCTCGCGCGAACCACTGCATCCGAAAGCAGATTGGTCACGGGCATGTCTGCGGCGGGCGATGTCAATGCCGTCGCTTCCCAGCGCATGCTTGCCGGTATGTCGACGGGCGGCGCACAGGCAGCGCAGGGGATCGGCCTCGCGCGGCACGAGCTGGTCAATCTCGGCAGGCAGGCGCAGGATGTCGGCGTTCAGTTGGTGTCGGGCCAATCGCCATTCATGATTCTCGCGCAGCAGGGCACGCAGATCGCCGACGTGTTCATTGCGAGCGGCAAAAGTGTCGGATCGTTCTTCACGCAGGCGATCGGCTGGGGCACGCGGTTCCTGTCTTCGACCGCCGGCATCGTGACCGGCATTGCGGCGATCGGCGCCGTGGCGGTCTATGCGGCGGCGCAATTCGTGCGGGCGTCGACCACGGTCGAGCAGGCACTGGAAAATCAGAACCGCCTGCTGAAGGAAGGCAAGGCCCTGATTGATCAGCGGACATCCGCCGAAGCCAGGGCGCAATTGAATCCCAGGGATCTGACGGAATTCGAAATAAAGCGGAATCTGCTCGACCTGCAGCGCAAGTTGAACGAGGAGGCAAGGGGCGCCCTCATTCGCACCGCGCCGAGACCAAACATCGGCGGCGACATAAGGGGCGAGTTCGCCGGCGAGGCGCCGCTGACGCCCGGCATGGAAAAGATCATCGATGCCACCGACAAGCTGAAGGCCGCGCAGGCCGCCGGCCTTCCGGGAATGAAGGAATACAACGCCGAGCTCGGCAGGATCGGCACGGCGCATCCCGAACTGGCCAAGACCGTGGACAAGATGATCGAGTTGGGCCGAACCGGCATTGAACTGGAAAATGCCGAGATGCGCCTGCGGGCAATCTCCGACGCAATGGCTGGCGTCGCCACCAACGCGCAACTGGCCGCCGTGGGCCTGGGCTCGATTGCGCAGTTCAAGCTGACCAACCTGCAAGGCAAGGAAGCCGCCGAGGCCACCGAACGACAGGCGGTTGCCACTTTGCGGATCGCGCAACTCTATCCCGGCATGAGCATCGAGGGCACCAAGCTGGCCGATGCTGCGAGCCGGCAACTGGAAATGGCGCAGGCGATCGGCCCGATGGCGCAGATCGAGGTGCAGCATAAGCAGCGGACGGCTGAATTGACCGACAAGCTGGGCGAGGCTGAGGGTACGCGCATTGCCAACGCCGAGCGTGCAGTGAAGCTCGCCGAGATTGAATCTCAGCATACACTGACTATGATTCAATTGCGGGGACAGTTGAACGTCGCGCAGGCAGTCACTGGCAGCCAGCGGATCAACGCGCAGTACGCGGCAACGATCGACCTTCTGACAGAACAGATTGGTCCACAGAAGGCGCTTGAACAGGCCGATAAGCAACGTGCTATTTCAATAGCGGAGGCCAACACCAACGCCCGGCAGATGCTGAAGAACTTGCAGAACGAGGGCGAATTGATCCGCGCCAGTGACGGTGCGGAGCAGGATCGTATCAAGGCACGCCAGACATATCAGAAGCTGATAGATGACAACGTGGACAGTACCCTTGCGGCGGCGGTCGCAAGCAAGCAATTGCGCAATGCAGAAGAGGAGCGAAGCAAGGCAGAGATAGAGGCGGCGGATAATGCGCTCAAGCACATCAATACTGCGGCGGACGCCTGGGCCGCATATAAAGACGGCTTGATCAGTTGGTCTGTCGCGAACGACGAAGCGGCCAAGTCGATTCTCCGGACGGAGGCAGCGGCCGAGGATGCGGCGTTCGCTTTGAACAGCATGGCCTCGTCAATGTTCGAGGCGGGGCAGGCAGCATTGCTCGCGAACACGGCGTTCATTCCGTTTGCAACGACGTGGAAAAGCATGGGGCCGACAAGCCTCGGGACGGGCGGGATGTATCAAGGCCCGCAGGGGTTAACTCAATTCAAACCGGGCGGCTACACCTCGAGCGCGGGCGGTGTGATGGAGATGACGGCGATCGTCAGATCGATCTACGGGGAGGGCGGCTTCGATCCGGTGACCGGCGCGCCCACCGCACAGGGGCTTGAATTCCAGTTCAACAAGATGCTGACTGCTGCAGGGGGCAACCTTGGCGCAGCCGTCAACAACATGCTCAGCGGGGGCATTATGACGGCGGGGGCGCTTGGCGCGCCGCCCACGGTCGATCAGGATAGGCTCGGCATTCTTTCTCGCGCGATCGATCTATTGCCAAAGGAGCAGCAGGCCGGCTCGATCCAGCAACTGGTGGGGCAACTCCAGGCCGCGCCGGGTTCGTTGCAGACCGCCGAGTTGATCAAGCAGTTGAACGAGAAGCTTGAGCAACTGGCCCAGGCCACGGACGCGAACACGTCTGCGACATCCGCAATGACCGATGTGTTGTCGCCGTTCTATTCGAGCGATCCGCGCCGCACGCATCTCGGCTTCCGGGCCTTTGCCGAGGGTGGGATCATGACGCAATACGGCGAGCTGCCGCTGAGGCAATACCAGGGCGGCGGTATGGCAACGAGCCCGCAGGTCGCCGTATTCGGCGAAGGCTCGACGCCCGAGGCCTACGTGCCGGTTCCGAGCGGTCGCATCCCGGTCGAGATCAAACAGCCGGCAAACAGCAACCAGCGGCCGGTCAACGTGAATATCTATGTCCAGGGCAACGCCGATCAGAATACGGTCGCGGCTATGAAGGCCACGGCATTCCAGCAGGCGCAGGCGATGCGCCGTGCGATTGGCTGATCCGCAATGACGATCTCGACCTATCGCCTGCCTCCCGACATCGAGGAAGGGGCGCAGGGCGGACCCGAATTCTCCACGGTCATTCAGGAGTCCGTGTCCGGACAGGAACAGCGGATCAAGATCTGGGCGAAGTGCCGCGCGAAATACGACATCGCGTATTCCGTTCTGCACTCGGATGATCCGGTCGGGAGCTACCGCGCCGTGCTGGCGTTGTTCTATGCGCACAATGGGCGCTTCCGTCCCTTTCGGTTCAAGGACTGGTCGGATTTCGAGGCGGATGGCGCGAATTTCGGGAGCGGCGACGGCTCCGATACAACCTTTCAGTTGGCCAAGACATATGATCCGAGTCTGATCCTGCTCAACACGCCGGGATCGTTCACCTATACACGCGAGATCTATCTGTTCGCGACCATACCTGCGATCAGCGTAAACGGCGTTCTGCAGACGATCACGACGCACTACACGATCAGCACGACGGGACTGGTGACATTCGTTACGCCGCCACCGAATGGACATGCGCTGACCTGGAGCGGGGAGTTCGATATCCCGGTGCGGTTTGACACCGACTATCTGCCGGTCGTGATGAACGTGAACAGCATTGCCAACATCAACAGCATCTCGCTGCGCGAGGTCATCGGGGCGGCTGAGCTGGCCTGATGCGCGACTACAACATCACGCTGAGCAGCACGCATCTGTTCCTGGCGCGGGTGGTGAAGATCACGCGCCTGGATGGCGTGATCCTGCGCATTGCCGAGGCCGACGAGGCGCTGACGGTTTCGGCGCAGACCTTCACGCCGCTGCCGGGCGCCGAGATCTCGGCGGTCAAGCACATTATCGGTGGCGATGTCGGATCGATGGAGATCCAGTTCGCGCATTCCGATGGCGGCACGCTCGATACGTTCGAGCTGAACACCGGCTTCTGGGACGGTGCGACGGTCCAGATGTACCTGGTCGACCGGCTGACATTGCCGACGCTCGGCGACCCGATGTTCACCGGCATCATCGATACGGTGTCGATCGACGTGATCAGATCGAGCGGATCGTTCGACATTCGCGGGCTTGCGGTGCAGACCGAGGCGTTCATCCAGACGTTCCAGCCGATGTGTCGGACGGACCTGTTCAGTTTGCTGTGCAGTCTCGATGAGACCGCCTGGGATCATGCCGGCACGGTCGGCACGATCATCGACAGGTTCAATTTCACGGTTGCCGGGTTGGGTGCGCCGCCCGCCGATGGGTGGTTTAACCAGGGGACATTCGTCACTGCCTCCGGGTTCAAGGCTGTCGTTGCCAATTGGGTTCAGAGCACACTGAAGATCACGACCTACCAGCCGATCTGCATGGCGCGCCTGACGGCCGGCGAGGACATCACGATCTATCCTGGCTGCGACAAAACCGGCACGACCTGCCGGACCAAGTTCAACAACAAGATCAATTTTCAGGGTGAGGATCATTTCCTGGGCATCAACTCCATCGTGGGCGTGTAATGGCCTGGGCCGATAACCCATGGGCGGGGTGGACCGTACTTGGTTCGGGATGGTCATCTCCTTATATAGATCTGAGGCAGAGAGCGCCCGCACTTACGCCAGTGGTTGCTCCTGTTGCGCCTAATCCGACGCCGGTCTCGCCGACATTTGATCCGAAGATCGATGCCAATCAATTGTACGGTCGCCCGATGTGCCTCTACACCGGAGGCTACGCACGAATTGGTGCGTCGCCGGCTCCAATCGTGGGGCCATACATCAGCGGCTCGACGTGTTCGTTCATCGTGTCGTTCGGAGTGCCGTCCAATCCGTCCGGCGACCGCAAGATATACAAGATTGATCTGGACAACGAACTGGCGTGGGCGTCGGCAGGCGGCGGCACCGTGCCGGCAGACGGAACGTTTTACGGAGACCCGTTCGACTTCATCTTCAAACCTGGAACTCTGACGCAGACCGCGTGCAGCCTGGAGACAACGTATTTCGCGGGTGACGAGAACGCCTATCGTCCACAGATGCTGTTGCAGATTCTCGATATACCGATTGCGCGCTTCATGGCGATCACCGGGAAGCCGGTGCCCTACGTGGCTTGCGAGATCGGAGATTGTACTGACGGGGCCGATCCACTAGATTTTATAAATCTGGGCGAGGCTCTGGAGAGGATTGCGCGGTCGCCTTGGTGCGGTTACACAGCCGCCAATTTCGAGACGACTGGTGTCACCGACGTGGTCGATGCTATCCTGATCAAAGATAATTTTACCATGGTTCAGCTCTGCCAGAATGTGGCGGGTGAATATCGTAATCTTGATGTGCTCACGTCCGACAAACTGCGCGTCAAGGACCGTGGTTCAAGTGTCACGCCAGACATCGTGTTCGATCGCGACTCGATAATCGGAGATGATAACGCCGTCTCGGTTATTCGCGGCAGTGCGACAGCGCAACGCCGCGAGCACGAACTGATCGCGATCGATCCCGATCAGGATTACACTGCGGTGCCCTCGTTGGCGAAGATACCGCGCGATCCGATGGTGATCTCGGTTGCGGTTGGAAAGCAGACCGTCACGTCACCGCTGGTCATCGATGCCGACACCCGGCAGGCACTCGCGACATTCTCGCAGCAGTACCAGGAGAACGCGCGCCGCAGGGTCGCATTCAAGGCTCTTGCCATTGGATACGGGATCGAGCCGGGCGATCTGTTCGCGCTGACCAACATTGCGGACGGGTTCGACAACGAAGTGTTCAAATGCACCCAGACCTCGCACGGCGCGAACTGGGTCGTCGACATCGAGGGTGAGGCCATCCTGCGCTGCTCGATCTATGCGGGCGACTTCGATCCTCATATCGGATCGGTCGTGCTGTTGCTGCACATGAATGGGTCGGTCGGGTCGACGGCGTTCTTCGACTCCAGTTCATATGTCCATGACATAGAGCCGGCGTTTGGGAACGCACAGGTGTCGGCATCTGCAAAGTTTGGAACCGGCGCGCTCGTCTGTGACGGCACGTCGGACGGCATCATGACCCAGAACGCTACAACGTTGAACGATGTCGCGTTGTCTGCCACGAACACGTCGCCGTATACGATCGAATGCTGGGCAAACTTTGATGCGGTTAACCGCGCACAGGTGCTCGTTGCGATCGATGGCGGGGCGCTCAGCAGAAGCTTCCGGCTTTGGCAAAACGGCGATGACGAACTGCAATTTCTCTGGGGCGAAGATCCCGGTGGCTGGGCCAACCAGCTCGACACGACGGCGGCCAACATCACAACTGCCACCTGGCACTTCATCGCCGTCGACAAGGACTCGACCGGCAAGTTGCGTATTTATGTCAATGGCGTGATGAAGGCCGGTACCACGCCAGCCGACAGCACCATCGGTGTAACCGCCGAACGGATCTCGGTCGGATCGAACGCCCTGTCTGGTGGGTCGTTCCTCGGCCGCATCGACGAGGTACGCATCACGCGCGGTGTGTCGCGTTACGGCGACGTGTATGGTGACGCATCGTTCAGTCCGCCTGGCGACCAGTTCCCGGACACGTGATCCATGCCGCTCGATCTTGACTCGTGCATCGCAGGCGTCTTCACGCCGGGCAACATCGGCGCGTCGTCAGGGGAAACGCCGGTCGTGCGGACGATACCGCCATTCACGCCGACGATCACGTCATCGTCGTCCGCATCGGTGGATGAGAACGAGGTGTTGGCGCACTCGCTCGTCGCCACCGAGTTCGCCGGATGGTCGATCGTCGGCGGCGCGGACCAGGCGCTCTTCGAGATCAGCGGATCGACGCTGCGCTGGCTTTCCGATGGCACACAGGATTACGAGACGCCGCTCGATGCGGATACCGACAATGTGTACGTGGTGAATGTACGGGCAACGACCATGTCATTCAGCACAGTAGACCAGACCATCAGCGTGACAGTCGCCGACGTTTCCGAGTTCACCGCCAGGCAGGCAATGACCTCGTATGCCTTCGCAAACACGACCGGGTCGCGTCAGGGAATGACACCTGGTCCCATGATCAACGAGGGCTGACGGATGGCGAGCTATTACGTTCGATCCGGTGCGGCCGGTGCCGGGACCGGCGCCGATTGGACCAATGCCTACACCACGCTGGTCACGGCGCTGTCGGGCAAGGTCGCCGGCGACATTTTCTACATCTCGGAAGATCACACCGAGAGCGCGGCAACGCTCACGCTCACGTCACCGGGCACAAATGCCGCGCCATGCCTTTTCTATTGCGTCAACCATGCCGGAACGGTGCCGCCGGTCGCGGCCGATCTCACGACCGGCGCAGCGTTCACGTCCACCACCAACACCAACATCACGATCGCCGGCTGTGCCTATTACTACGGGCTGTCGTTCACGGCGGGCAATTCGACCGGCGCTCCGGTCATCACCCTCGCCGGTACGAATACGAACACCCAGACGTACGAGAACTGCGCGTTCGTGCTGGGCAGTACTGGTGGCGCGGTGTTGGCGATCGGCAATGTCGGGGCGGTCGTGGCAAGCGAGGTGCGTCACGTCAATTGCACGATCTCGTTCTCTGCTGTTGCACAGACGATCGCCCCGTGCGCCACCTGGACATGGGAGAACAAGCCGGGGTCGACCGCGTTGCTCGGCGCGCAGGTGCCAACCACGCTGATTAGCTTCAGCAGCGCTACTGGCGTAGTCGTGCTGCGCGGCCTCGACCTGAGTGCTGCTGGCTCGACCAAGACCCTCGTCGGGAACACCACCGGCGGACCCGGCTCTGTCCTCATCGAGGACTGCAAGCTGAATGCCTCGGTGGCGATACAGGCAGCACCGAACACGCCGGGGCGCGTCAAGGTCGACGTGGTGCGCTCGGACAGCGGCTCGACCAACTATCGATACGACCGCTATCGCTACGAGGGTACGCAGACGATCGAGACCACGATCGTGCGAACCGGTGGGGCGTCGGACGGCACCACACCGATCGCCTGGAAGATCGTGACGACCGCGAATTCGAAATGGCACCAGCCGTTTGTCAGCCCGCCGATCGCCATCTGGAACGAGACGACCGGATCACCGGTGACGGCGACTGTGGAGGGCATTTGGGGCGGCGGCGCGACGCCGCTGGACGACGAAGTTTGGATTGAATGTAGCTACCTCGGCACCTCGGGCTTCCCAGTCGCGTCGTTCGTGAACGACTCGAAGGCCAATGCCCTGACGACGGCGGCGAACCAGACCGCCAGTTCGCAAACGTGGGGCGGCAGCACGACAGACTTCAAGCTCGCGGTGACGTTCACGCCGCAGAAGAAAGGGTGGTTATATATCTGGACGAAGGTCGCGAAAGCGAGCACAACCGTATATATCGACCCGCTCGTCCTACTATCTTAGGCAAGATTGCGCCAAAGTTTCCGCGATTTGATTAAAGACACTGCTGAAGATGAAATGGCGTATGTATCAGCAATTATGCGGTGAAGTCGTGTGTCTTTCCGTATTGATATGACATCAGCCGGGGTTAGCTTTTGTGTGTTTTTTGGTCTGCTATTTGCGGCTTGTTCCTTTGGCGTTGCCCAGCGGCAATTCTCGGGGGAATAGGGTCCATCATTATTAATACGATCTAATGTCAATCCTGGCAGTCGTTCACCCATATCGGCTAAGAAGTGTTCAAACGTATGCCAGCGCTCGCAGACGGTGATACCACGACCGCCATAGTTGGCGCGTTTAATATTGCGGCATCGGGCCAGCATACCGACCCAGCTCCAATATGTTGGGCTTTCGTTGTGTAACTGAGCATGTCCGTGTTTTGTCTTTATCTTGCGCAGGACATCGCGTCTCAGGCAGCCGCAAGATCGAGTGCGTCCATCACGCAGCAATTCGGATCGAACTATTGTTTCTTTGCCGCAGTCGCATCGGCACAGCCATTTCCGTGCGCCGTTTTTGGCTGGATATAAAGAGAGCGCAACCAGTCGTCCAAATCTCTGACCGGAAAGATTAATGCTTCGTGCGCGACGCTGCTCCTGGTTCAGGCATCCACACGAACGGGTGAGCCGCGCAATTAAAGCACTCCGCGCTACCGATTTCACTGTCCCGCAATCACAGCGGCAAACCCATTGACGTACTTCGTGGGGAGGAGCGCGGCGGATGACGGTCAATCGTCCAAACCGCTGGCCTGTGATATCGATGAAAGCGGGCATCGCAGCCTCTCTGTCAGGTTGCCTGTCAAGTGGCGGTCGGACGTTTGCGCGTCCGGCCGCTGCGCTAATGCCGTGAGTTTATCATCATGGTCGATAAGCTCAAATCGTGGTTCTCCGAGAACCACACCCTGGTCGTGTTCCTAGCGGCACAGGTCATAACCTTGGGCGCCGGGGCAGCATGGATGATCGGGTACAGTGTTAAGCTCGAGCAGCGCGTGATGACGCTCGAGACAAGAGGCGCCGAATACAGCGTGGCGCGCATGGCTAGATCTGAAGAGCGCATCACTGTGATTGAACAGCAAGTCAATAGGCACACGACGCAGATCGAGCGGATGGTGGATCTTCTGACGAAGAAGTAAGGGAGGGTTACGGAAATGCGCGAACGTTTGAAAGAGATCCTCGGCGAGCTGCGCGGGCTGGTCGAGCAGGCGCAGGACGCGCTGGACGAGCGGCCGGTGTTGCAGCGGCTGCTAACGGCGCTGCGGGCGAAGCTCGACGAGGCTGATGCCGAAGAGGTGGAGGACGCCGAGGACGAGGGCGAACCGCAGCCGTGACCGCGTTTGATCGCAGGGTCTATTTTGAGGCAGTGCGTCTGAAGCCGTTCGGCGGCTCGCTGAAACAGGATCAGGTCGACGGGCAGAACCTGTTGCTTTCAGCCTGGGAAAACCAGCCGACCTCAGATGACCTTCGGCATTTCGCCTACATGCTGGCGACGACGTTCCACGAGACGGCAGCGACGATGCAGCCGATCGAGGAGTTCGGCAAGGGTACTGGGCACAAGTACGGTGCAATCGATGCCGAGACGAAGCAGCGGTACTACGGCCGAGGCTACGTCCAATTGACGTGGCGCGAGAACTATCGTCGGGCAACGGCCAAACTGCACCTGACCGGCGCGGATGATCTCGAATGGCACGCCAGCCGTGCGCTCGATTCGGCTATCGCCTATCAGGTGATGAGCCAGGGCATGATGGAAGGCTGGTTCACCGGCAAGTCGCTGCCGCAGTATTTCGACGCTGACACCAACGACGCTGTTGGTGCGCGGCGGATCATCAACCCGGACAAGCTCGGGGCCAAGGTAGCCGGCTATCACGCAAGCTTCCTGGCTGCGCTACAGGCTGCGGCGACCGAGGCCGAGCCGCCGGTCGAGCCGCTGGTGGTGAGGATACTGATCGATGCGCCGCCGGGCGTCGTGGTGAAGGTCGAGCAGATCGAGGATCAGGCGTGATGGACGACCGCCGCCTCGTGGTCGCCTGCATCATTCTGGCTGTGGTCTGCGCGGTGGTGGTGTTCGTTTTCTCCCGGACGGCGGGTGGAACCGTGCTAGTCTGACGGCTCCACTCTACCCCATCCTAGCAAGCCGCCCGGTCACCGCCGGGCGGCTCTTTTTTTGTTGCGTCAGCGGTTCTCAATCAGGCTGGCCGAGGTGTTGTCATAGACCCGACAGATCCATTGATAGGTGCCGTTGCGGCCGTTCAACTCGGCCTGGATCACAACATTGTAGAAGTCGTATTTCCTGAACGAACTGCGGAATTCGGTTGAGGAGTTTGTTACATTCAAGCCTTCTGCTTTCGGCAGTCGGCCGATCGCACTGATTACGCAGCCATCCAACAGCGAGTTGCCGCTGCTGCTATTGCCGGGTGTAAGCAGAGGCGTCCGGGTGAACTCCGGCCCTGCTTGTAGAACTGGCGCATTCGGATCAGCCGGGATCGTCTTCGCCTCGTAAGGCTTCAGCCGATCATTGAGCCATTTGTACGGGTCGTCCTTGGTAGATTGTGCCGCTGCGCTGGTCGAGATCGCGGCCACAGTCAGCGCAAGCGTGATAGCTTTCATCATTGGGAGGGTCCTCTCCGTTACGAGGGGTAGCCACTGTTGACAGAAACCTGATTGTTTCTTATACTACCTGTTGTTATGGCACTTGTAAAGATAGGGAAAGCGGCGGAAACGCTGGGCGTTGATGTCCAGACGCTCCGGGCGTGGGAGAAGTCCGGCGAGCTGGTTCCCGACCGGCGCAGCAAGGGCGGCGTGCGCTACTACGACCTCGGCAAGATCCTCAACCTCGGCTCGGAGGACATGCCGACCATCGGCTATGCCCGCGTTTCCAGTCACGACCAGAAATCCGACCTTGCACGGCAGGGCGAGTTGCTCGAAGCGTTCTGCGCCGCCAAGGGATGGCGTCATGAGGTTATCAGCGATCTTGGTTCTGGGCTGAATTACAAAAAGAAAGGCCTTAATCGTCTACTCGAATTAATCCTGCACAAACGCATCCGGCGGCTGGTGCTGACGCACAAGGACCGGCTGTTGCGATTCGGATCAGAACTGATCTTCGCATTGTGCGAAATCCAGAACATCGAGATTGTCATCATCAATAAAGGTGAACCGCCGAGCTTCGAGGAGGAACTGGCGGCCGACGTGATCGAGATCATCACGGTTTTTAGTGCGCGGCTTTACGGCAGCCGCAGCCACAAGACCAAGCAAATGCTCGGCGAGCTGAAAAGCGGCGAGATCATCACCAAAGGTATCGACATGGACACCGATACCTCGTTCTTGTTTCTGGCCATGCAGCACTTGCTAGCGCGTGTGAACGGCTACCACACCAAGCTTGTGGAGGAGCGCCATGCTGCTGGCCCATAAGATTGCGCTCGACCCCAACGCTGCGCAACGCATGTACTTCGCCCGTGCATCCGGGACCGCACGCTTTGCCTACAACTGGGCACTGGCCGAGTGGCAGCGGCAATATGCGCTGCGACGCGAATATGGTTGCGGCCCACAGCCATCCGAAATCTCGCTGCGCCGCCAGTTCAACGCGCTCAAGCGCGAGCAGTACCCATGGGTCTTCGACGTATCCAAGTGCGCCGTGCAGGAGGCCATCATCGATCTCGGCACGGCATTCCGGGCGTTCTTCGAGAAGCGCGGCAGGTATCCCCGCTTCAAGCGCAAGGACGACCGGGCGAGCTTCTGCGCCGCCAATGAGGCCGGAACCTTCCGTGCCGACGGCAAGCGCATCAAGCTGCCGGTGATCGGCTGGGTGCGAACGCGCGAGGAAGTGCGCTTCACCGGGCCATTGAAGCGCGCCACGGTGTCCTGCGAAGGCGGCCGCTGGTTCGTGGCGTTGATGATCGACACCAATGACGTGCAGCCTGTGGCCCAGCCAGAGGCCGTTGTCGGCGTCGATCTCGGTGTGACCACACTCGCCACGCTCTCGACCGGCGAAGCGGTCGAAGGCCCGAAGGCACAAAAGAAGCTGCTCGGCCGCCTGCGCAGGCTCAACAAGGCACTATCGCGCAAGCAGCGCGGGTCGCATAACCGGCGCAAGACGAAAGCCAGACTCGGCAGGCTGCACGCCCGCATCGGAAATATCCGCCGGGATGCCACTCATAAACTGACGACCCGGCTCACCAAAACCTACCGCCTCATCGGCATCGAAGACCTCAACGTGCGCGGCATGGCGGCCAATCGCCGTCTTGCCCGTTCGATCATGGACGGCGGCTTTTTCGAGTTGCGCCGTCAGTTGACCTACAAAGCCAAGCTCTACGGTTCGCAGATAGTGTTAGCGGGCCGCTTTGAACCTTCAAGCAAGACCTGCTCTTGCTGCGGCGTGATTAAAGACACGCTGGCCTTGGCGGAAAGGATATTCCGCTGTGACGACTGTGAATTCGAGGCCGGGCGCGACGTAAACGCCGCGCTGAACCTCGCACGAATCGCCGCAAGTTCTGCGGTGACAGCCTGTGGAGAGAACCGCTCTGGCGCTGGTCGCAAGGCCCGCGTGAAACGGTACTCGACGAAGCAGGAAGAAAACACTGTTGCCCTCAAGGCCGGTTAACAGAACGGCTCGGGATAACTTTGGAACGGACGCACCACTATGAGCTACCGATCCATGTTCCGCAGTGCCTTCAGACCGGCGTCTCAGCGCGACTCGGCCGATGAGGAATCGGTGTATCGGAACGGCCGAGCCGCAGCCATGCCGCCCCATGAGGAATCAGCAGACATTTCAGAACGGTACCGGACCACGACGTGGCCGGTTAACGGACCGGCTATTCGGGAGCTACCCTAGCCGCGGTCCGGCGATGGAACTTGGCACCGCGGCGCCAGGGCTGCAAGTATCGGGCTACGCAGTTTCACGTGGAACGCGCTAGGCGGGAAGCATCCCCATCCAAATCCGATGAGCGCAATGGTGAAGTTCACGCCGCGGCCCGCCATCTGCCGAATGCGATGATGCGGTTCCGCTGTTGCGATACCGGCACCCCGGGGTTCTCTGGGGCGCCAAGTACGCTACACGTAGAGCCTTGATCTTTCAGCAATTCTTGCGCTGTCCGTGTCTTCGGGAACAGTTCCATGCCCATCAGGGCCTCGACCCGGTGGTACGTGGTGAACTCATAGGGCGCCCGCTTAACCGTCTGATGGACGATGATCCGATCGATGATGTTCCTGAAGGCGGAACGGTTCGCCGCGTGGTCTTCGTCGTTGGCAAACGACAGGTGCAACTTGTCGACGGCCTCGCAGTAAGCCTTGAGGGTTTGCGGGTGCAGTTCGATCACATTGCTGCCGTTCTGTGCCTCGACGACGCGCAGGCGCTCAGCAAGCCCGACGCGCTCCGTCTCGAGGCTCGAGAGGCGTTCCTCGATCACTGTGGTCGGCATTGACCCTTTCTCCAGGGCGTTCACGAACCGCACGGTCGCCGCTTCGATGTCGGCAAGCCGCTTCTTGATCGTGTTGGCGTTGCCGGTGACCTTGCGCTTCTGCGTCGCCCATTCATCATGGAAGGCACGCACGGCCTTCTGTATCCGCGCTGGGTCGGTCAACTGGTCGCGCATGCAATCGAGGACGGCCGCCTGTAAGGTTTCGATGTCGTAGGTCTTCGAGTGGTCGCAGGTTTGGTGCTGGTGTGCCGCGGCACAGGCGACTCGGCTGTTGCCTGATCGCGATGTGTTCGTGATGCGCATATGGCTACCGCATTCGCACTGCAGCAATCCGTTCAGCATATGCTCTTTGTTGTTGGTCGTCTTGCGCACGACTTTTCCCGTCGGGCCGAACATCGAGATGCCTCTGTTCTTGCGGACGGCATTGGCGGCATCCCAGAGGTGCTGCGGCACGATCCGTAAGTGAGGTGCATCGACCGTGATGTGATCCTCGGCCGGCGCGGCGCGCTTGGCCTTCTTGCCGGTGTCCGGATTGATGATCGTGGTGTGCGTGTTCCAGATGATCTTTCCGACATAGAGCGGGTTGCCGATGATGCCGCGCTTGTAGCGGCCGCCGATGAAAGTCTGATGGTTCCAGGTACTGCCGCCAGGCGCCGGGATGCCGTCGCGCATCAGGTCGGCGGCGATCTTGCGAGGTGATCGGTCGGCGGCATATTCCCTGAAGATGCGCAGCACCACCTTGGCCTGCTCGGGATCGACCTCGCGCTCGCCCGGCTTGCCGGTGATGGCACGATAGCCATAGGTGACGGCGCCGGGAAACTTGCCCTCGCGCACGCGGCCGGCATGGCCACGCCGGACCTTGGCGCCGAGGTCGGACAGAAATAGCGAGCTGACCAGCCCGCGGATGCCGATGTGCAGCTTGGTCGTCTCGCCCTCGTTGCAGGTACGGATCTTGACGCCGGCGAACTCGAGCCGCTTGTAGATGCCGGGCAGGTCTTCCTGATCGCGCGAGAGCCGGTCGAGGGCCTCGACCACAACCACGTCGAACTCGCGGCGCTTGGCGGCCTGCATCAGTTCCCAGAGCTGCTGACGGTCAAACAGGGTTGCGCCGCTCTTGGCGCGGTCGGCAAAGGTGGCGACGACCTTAAGTTTTTCGCGTTGGGCGTGGACGCGGCACAGAACCAGTTGGTCGTCTATGCTTCGATCCTTTTGCAGATCGCTCGAGAACCTGGCGTACAGTGCGGCCCTTTGTGTCATCGTCGTAGACTTCCCCATAAGTCTCTCTGAAAAGCTTGCGCGCTGCCGTCCGCGCTATGGCTTCAGCCAACTGATCCCATAGATCGGACAGCGAATCCCGCGACATTGGTACAGTTCCGTCAGTTAAGGAAGCGTTAACCAATTGACGTAACGTTCATTCCGACTTGCCCGCGCTCGCGCCCGGCTCGCCGCCAACCGCGATTGCCGTGCCGTCGTCGCCTGGCCGTTCCCCGACTGCGACGTATCGGATCTCCCCGGTGATGCGATGCCGCCATGCGTCACCAGCAAATTCGTCGCCGTGGGCGATGCGCTTGTCCAATAGCGGCGCCCGCAACCAGTCGGTCATGTCTCGCCTCGTTTATGGATGTTCAAAGCGGCGGCCATCGCTTGCGCGAGTTCATCTACGCTACTGGCTTTGCCTGCACCCTTCGGGCGACCTGCACCCTTCGGATTACTCGCGGTCTTGGCGGGTTTTAATTTTGTCACCGTGTCAAAATTAACGAGATCACGACTGGCGTAGTCGCCATCCCACAGACGCTGGGCTATCTCCCGCCAGTCCATGGCGCGCATCCGTTCGATCTCGTCTGCGGCCTGCCAGCACAGATAGTTCTCTGGCGGCTCATCCTTGCCACGGATGTTTTCAACGTATTCGCGTAGTCGTTTTTCGAGGTCAGTCACCGCGCTGTTCCCTCTTGGCGCGCTCGATACACCAGTTCGCGTGCTCAGCCGGGTCGATCCACTCGTGCTTCATGCTGTTCGCGATGGCAGCGAGTGACTGGGATGCTTCGACCCAGAGCTTGCGGTGCTTCTCCGACATTGCCATCGCGGCCCGATAGTGTTCGTCGTCGCTGGCGACCTGTGCGACCAGCCGCTCGATCTCGTCTGCGGCCTCGCGCATGACGTTGACGTTGACGCGCTCCCCTGCTGGCCAAGTGCGCAGCACGCTCACGATGTCGGTCATGGCTTCCCCTCTAATACGGCGTGTGCGTTGGCGACGCTGTCCCAGCAATACTGTCGGCCGGGATTTGGCGCGAGGTTGTTGACACGCTCGTATTCCGCGATGTCTGCAAGCACACGCTCCAGCGCCGCGCGCAGCCGCTCGATCTCGTTGGCGGCCTCGGCCATCAGGTCGCCACCGGGGCGAGCACCATGCCGATGTATGTCGGCCCAAGTGCGCAGCCGCTCTACGATGTCAGTCATGGTTCCTCGCAAAGCCAAGCGCCTCTCTGGCGTTCTCCCACATGATGCGGTCTTGACCTTCGCCATCCGGCTCCCAGCGGTCGTCTCACCTCGCTTATGTATGTTCACGCTCAAAATCGTCTGAATGACGTGCCACGAATGTCAGGCGATGGCGGCGGCTCCTTCGGAGAGCCGGTTGCACGCAGATGGTGACACATGGGTGTGGTTAGCGCGGCGCCGACCACCATTGCTATTAGCGCCGCCCGCAGCCTCTCGATCTCATCGGCTGAGTCGCGGAAGATGTGGTAGTTCTCAGGCCCGAGCTTACCGCTGGTCGAGTAGTGATCTTGGAGGTCGCGCAGCCGCTCTACGATGTCAGTCATCGCCTGCACCTCCATCCTTGCCATTTGCCGCGCATCACTGTCACTCTGTGCATGCCGTGCCTCGAGCAGATGTCCTGGCGTAGCGCAGCTCGCTTCACGATGCGGGCGGCCGGTGGACGCGGTGCAGCACTAGCAGCCACATCCACCGGCTTGCTCGTTATCTCGTGCGGTGGGGCATCACCTCCCCTCACTTCGTGGATCACGGTGGCGGGTGCCAGCTCATAGATTGGCATCCACCGCCCGCGGAATGTCGTCGCGTCCATCCGGATCACGCGAATGCTCTCGGTCTGCACCTGCTTGATGGGCAGCGGCGGCGGCGGCGCCGACACTGCGGCCGGGCCGCCGAATAGCACCAGCGGAATGACCGCGAGCAAGAGCGCAGCCGGGACCGGGGATTGCCCTCGGGGAGTACTGGCCGAGGAATGTTCCGGTCCCGGCACGGTGGCGGCCGAGGGCTGGGGGCGCACGGCCGCAACTTGGTCAGAGATCATCGATCGCCTCCGGCCGGAGGAAGATCAGTGGTGCCGGCTTGCGTGGTGCAGGTTGTTGGTAGGTCAGCACGGCTTGACCCTCGCCCAGTGCGCGCAGGATCGCGCCAATGTCGTCCAGTCGAGCGAGCCTGCGTTCTTTGCCGATGTCCGTCATCTGACCGCGATCTACCGCGCGATCCCATTGCTCGAGCAGATCGTCATAGAGCTTGTCGAAGAAGGCGCTGAGTTCGTCGGGCGGGATCGGCATGGCTGTCGTCCTAGTGCAACAACTGCGTTCCGTATTCGCGCACATAGCGCATGTCGCTCACGGCGCGGTCGAGCAACATATCCGCCAGGTCGCGGCGGCTTTCGCGGATCTGCTGGCGGATTTCCGCCACGCCGAGGCGCAGCGCTTCGTCATAGTCCGCGCCGTTGTCGATGTGCCCCGCCATGTGCCAGAACAGCAGCTCGAGCAGCGCATCGCGCAACCACTGGCTCATGATGGCGCCTCTCGCGGCGGATAGGTGACGCCGATTCCGTGCTTCCATTCGAAACTGGTGCAGTCACCGCCATCGGTGATGATCACGCGGCGGATCATGCCGAGCTTGGCGGCCGGTCGTTCAGTGAGCGAGAATGCCAGGCGCACCGCCGTTTCGGCGTCGATAAAGCAACGCTCGGCGTGATAGTGGTCCTCGCGGTCCCACCAATAGACGCTGAATTCGTCTGTCATGCGTCCCCCGCATCCAGCCGCTGCGTTGCGAGGTCCGCCTCGCGCTTCTCCTCGGCGGCGATCAGTTCAGTTTGTCGGCGTCTCAGAGCCTCATAGATCACCTTCGGATCTTTGCGACGCCAGATCATCATTAGGCGCAGATCGGCTTCCGCGCGCCATTGGTTCTCAAGCTCAACGTCGTCGGTTGCGGTATCGAGGATGAGTTTCCAACGTCTCGCGAATTCATCCTCGTTTTCGGGCGGCGGTTTGCGCGCATTCCCGGCCGACTGGGCATCGTCATCTACTGCGGCAGCGAGACCGAGCGCGGCTTTCAGCGTATAGCGTTGCAGGTATGTGCACGCGCTGCCAACGGCTTGGCTCGCGTTCATGTTTTTGCCGATCTCATAATTCGTTGACAGCGTTGCCTTTACCGAGTGGCCGTCACGGTGTGAAACGATGCAGGTCACTGCGATCCAGCCTGACCCAGGCGGATTGTCGGTTTCGTAGCGATAATGCAGTCCGTGTTTGCCGAGTGCAGATGCGATAGCCTCATGCACATCGCCCATGTCCTCGTAACGGTAGTGGTGCGCCTGGCGGCTTTTTGGGATCACTTGGATTTCGCTTTTCGCGTCGGCCATCGCAGCGTCAAAGGCTCGGCGCGCTCTGTTGGCTTCCGCGCGCTCATACAATCCCATCAACTTTTCCATGACCTCGACGCTGGCGCCGTTGGTGATGGCGCGCTCGATCAAATCCATAGGCATGATGGCCGGAACGGTCTGGTCGGCTTCGATGATCTCGACGGTGTTCATTTGGTCCTCACATTCAGGAAAGGCTCGGCGTTGGACATTTCCGCGCCCGGCACATGCTCTCCGCGGGCGAGCATGTCTTTGATGGTGGTTTTGTTGGGCTCGCGTTTGACGCGCCAGCAGGCTTCCGGCAGCGCGGCCTCGTCGGTGATGATCACCTTCTGCGAGCCGGCATGGATCGAGAGTGTCGCCTCGGGCAGCACGACCCTGCGCAGACCGGCGTGGGTCATAAGCTTGAACATCAACGAGCGGATGGCATCGCTGCGCTGCTCGAAGCGATCCAGACGTGCCTTGGCGTTGGACATACGGGCACCGATGCCTTCGATCAGCTCGTCGGACTTGAGCTTGGCGTCGAGGCCGGTGTCGAGGAACTCGCGCAGGCCGGTCTCGCCTTCCAACATGTCGGCGAGCAGCGTCTCGTCGCCCGCGTCCCAGATGTCGGGATGCGTGACGCGCAGCAGCTCGATCTGCGAGCGCACGAAGGTCGGGTCGAGGCGGTGGTCAGCCATGGCGCGCTCGAAATGTCGCGTTGACCCGGCAAGCCTACTTCAATTATACTTAAGTCGCCACCAAAAACTTCAACACTGTTGGAAAATTGTGGCACAACTCGACAATCCCCGTCGCGACCCTTGAAGGAACTCAACCTTTCAGGAGGACACAGTATGAAAGGGCGGCCGCCTACCGAACGCATTCCGCTGCTGAAGCGCGAGGCCTACAGGATCTACGCACAGTACGACCTTGATCCTGATAGTGCGCTGCTGCAGCACTATTTCATTGCTGATCTGATGGCGCGCGACCACGCCCAGGGAGGTCCGGTTGATCCGGACGGGGACGACGAGGACGACGAGGACGACGGGGTTTGACCGCCGGCACACGGTCGAGCTTGCTGCGCAATTCGGGCGACAGGTGACGTTTCCAGCCGAGATAGAGCCATTCGAGCGGCGCATCGAATTCGATGAGTAGTTTGACCATGTGATCGGTTGAGAGGCGGCCGCCACCCGTCTCGCACATCGAGATCATGTTGAACGAAACGCCGACGATCTCGCCCATCTCCTGCTGTGTCTTGCCGAACGCGAGACGCAATTGCCTCATGCGTTGGCCGATCGCCTTATCGTTCATGTCGTAGGGCGGCGGGCCACCCTTGATCACCCGTGGCATGCGACGGTTTTTGCCAGATTCCATGCCGATGCCCTATCCCTTGCCGAATCAGTGTCTTGAACCTTAAGGCATCTTGAAGTATTGTGGCAAGATGCCAAGGCGCAGGCTGATCTACACACTCGACGGCGTGGTCGACGGTCTCGGCGGCAACAAGGCCGCTGCGGACCTGCTCGGCGTCACGTTGCCGATGATGACCTACTGGAGGCGGGCCGGCCGGTTCCCCGCGCGCTCGATGGAACGCATCCAGGCCGAACTCGCCCGCAAGGGCGCGACCGCAGTGCGCGACCTGTTCGATTTCGATCCGCCACGCGAATACGACGACGAGCCGACACGCGCCAAGCGCGCGTGAACGGAGATTGAGGCATGCCCGAGCGGCGGCGCTTCACCAAACGTGAGAAGCAGGCGCTGTTCTTGGCCGCCGATGGCAAGAGCGAGTTGAGCGGCGAGCCGTTGGGCGACCACTGGCATGCCGACCATGTGAAGCCGTGGTCGCGGGGAGGAACGACAACAATGGACAACGCCCAGACAACAACTGCGGCAGAGAATCTCAGCAAGGGCGCGCGCACGATCGAGACCGCATTGACCCGTTCGTGGCAGGTTCAGTTCCTAAAAAAATATCGCGATCATCCCAGCCCTGACTTCTTGCTTGCTGCCTTGCCTGCTGCGGGCAAGACGCGGGCTGCCTTGGGTGTGGCGCGCGAGTTTCTCAATTCGCCGGAACGTCGCCTGATTATCGCCGGTCCAACACTGAACATTCGTTCGCAGTGGAAGAACGAGGCGCAAAAAACCTTTGGGATTCAGTTGCTGACCGAGCGATTTGCCGGCCACCTGGAGAGTGCAGATTTCCATGGCGTTGTAACCACGTATGCAACGATTGCAAACAATGCGCTGTTGTTCAAGCGTCTATGTGTCAAGCATCGATGCATGGTGATTTTCGACGAAATCCATCACGCCGGTGATCATGCGTCCTGGGGCCGCGCAATGCGTGAGGCCTTTGAACCTGCTGAGAAACGATTGAGTTTGAGTGGTACGCCTTTCCGCTCGGACGGCGAGTTGATTCCGTTCCTGCGTGTGGGATCTGATGGCGCTTATCAGATTGACTATGCCTATGATTATCCTGCTGCGTTGCGCGATGGTGTCATCCGGGAATTAACGTTTCACCGCTTTGCGGGCAGTGTCACATTCAAGGTCGATGAGCAGGTACAAACATTTCACACCGATGATGAATTACACGAAGACGACGCAGCGCAGCGGCTTCGCCTGCTGCTCAGCAGTCCGGCCTACATGCGCGGGCTCTTGCAGGACGCACACAACCAACTGATCGAGGTGCGCAAGACGAAGCCGGATGCTGGCGGGCTCGCGTTGTGCCAAAACGCTGACCACGCGGTGTTTATCCAAGGCCTGTTGCGGCAGATAACCGGCACCGAACCAGATCTTATTGTATCGGACGGCGATCTGGCGACCAGCACAGTCGATCTTTTCCGCAATGATGCTAGCCGCATGTGGGCTGTAGCGGTCCGTCAGGTTAGCGAGGGCGTAGATATTCGTCGGCTGATGGTGCTGGCCTATGCCACCAATTGGCGCACGGCATTGTTTTTCCGCCAGGCGGTCGGTCGCATCATGCGGTATGAGGGAACCGACGAGGATATCGAAGCATATTGTTTCTTGCCGCAAGACCCGGACCTTGCCGAGCACGCCAAAACGATCGAGGAATTTCAGGCGCAGGTCGTTGCTGAGCAAGAGCAAGATGAAAAATCCGCAGCAAGCGGTGACCGGGAGAGAACGCCCGAACAATTGACCTTGCTAAACGCCGAGGTGCAATTCGACGGGCTCACCAATCGTGGCCAGCATCACGACGTGGAGCGTTCGACGCTGATTATTGAATTCGCTCGCAAGCATCAAATCTCAGAAGCCAAGGCAGCGGCTATTTTGCATGATCTCGGCATCAGCATGCCGCCTGCGCCAGAGGCGGCAACACCGGACAATGAAGCTGAACTGGTGAAGATGGCCAAGCGGTGCAACAGCCGGGCCAATCAACTTGCACGGGCCCGCAATTGCGAGCCGAAAGAAATCCATACGCAGTGGATCAGGTTGACCAATAGCGGCCATGGCAGGATGACGCTGTTGCAATTCCGACAAAAACTGGAGTGGCTTGAAACTCAGTTGCGAGAAATCGGATGGATCTGAATCTACGCGACAAAGGTGTGCTGGTTGAAGGTTTGTGGCATGCAGTCGATGATGCTGCCAACAATCTGGAGGCTGTGCCACGCAGCATTAAACGCGTGCTCGAGACGGAAGCCTGGCGCAAGCGCGAACACCGCGGTCGTGTATTTGAACACGCAACCTTTCTCGATTTCATCACTGCCAAGCCGCTCGCCGGCTGCGGCTGGCCGCCCGAGAAGGTTGAAGCACTGCTCAAGGACGAACCTGAAGTGTTGGCGCTTTGGCGCAAAGCAACAACCGGCAAGCGTCATGTTCACAAGGCCGATGATAATAACAATGTAATTATCAAACCAAGACAAGGAAACTCCCGCGCCTACACGCTGGATCGCCTCAAGCGTGAGCGACCTGATCTATTCGATAGGGTTTGTGCCGGTGAGCTTTCAGCCAATGCTGCCGCAACCGAGGCGGGATGGCGTAAACCAGCAACACCGCTCGGCCTGCTGCGCAAAGCCTGGGCGAAAGCGTCGGCAGACGAGCGCGCTGCGTTCCTGGCCGAGATCTCGGATCACAAGAATCGTGCCGCATGACCCTCTCGCACGCAGCGAACTCCGGCCGGCATTCGCTGAGCGAGCGCGGCAACGACCTCTATGAAACGCCGGATGTTGCGGTTGAGGCACTGTTGCGCGTCGAGTCGCTGCCCAAGACGATCTGGGAACCGGCATGCGGGCCCGGCGCGATCGTGCGGGTGCTGCGGAGCCACGGCCATGAGGTCTATGCCACGGATCTGGTCGAGTACGGTTGCCCTGACTCGACGCCGCGGCTTGATTTCCTGATGGAGCAGAC